TGCAAACTTGCAGCCGTATGTGGTGGTTTACATGTGGAAGCGCCTCTCTTAACGGGGAAATGAAATTGATCCGATCTCAATCCTCTTTGCTGCAAACGCTTGTGTCGCCGCAATCAAAGAAGGTTGTGAGCTATACAAGCAAGCTAAGACATCTTTCATGGAGGTCAAGGCAACGGTTGACGAGGCTATTGGTGCGGTACAAGAAGTTCAAGGCTTCCTTGGTTCAATTGGAACATTCTTTGGAAAACTTTTTCAGGCTCCAAGCGGAAATGAACCAAATACTCAAAGCAAGCCGACCCAAAGCAAGCCTGTGGCGAAAAAGAAGGAAAAGTATGTTGCCGTCGATGAAACCAAAGTCATGGCAGATGTCGTCAGCCACCTTACGGAGTTCTTCAGACTCCAAGAACAGTTAGCGGCACACATCAGAGAGGAAGAAGAAAAGAGCAAGAACGTCTACGACCCTGATGCCAACTTGATGGAAGCCGCTTTGAAACGTGTCATGGCGCTGGATCAAATGGCAGCATTGGAAGTGACGATCAGGGAAACGATGGTCTACCAGTCTCCACCCGAAATGGGAGCTATGTATTCCAAAGTGTTTGAAATGCGGGATGTCATCAAGGAGGAACAGGAAGGCGCAAGACTGAAGGAAGAAGCAAAGGAAAGGTACAAGGCATGGCAACGGGCGGAGGCAAAAAGAAACTTCCAAGCAAAGTCAGCGTATCTAATAGTGACTTCTATATTCCTCCTGTACCTGTGGATGTGGTTCCTGTTCGTCGCAAGACTGGGAAAGATGTGATGGGATGGATTGCCGCTTGTGTGTTGGTTGCCCTGCTTTTGCCTTTGTGGGGGATGGTGTATTTGGACAATCTCACAACAACCAACAGAGCTGAAAAAGCACTGGAGAAACTTGAGAAACTTGAGCAACGGCTTGAAAGGAAAGAACGTGACAAGAACCGCAAAGACCCTGATGCTTTTGGCGACAATCCTGTTTTTGACAGGGTGCGACGACCGCTTTCGGTATCCTTGCCAAGACCCGAAAAACTGGGAAAACCTTGAATGCAAGCCACCCATTTGCACTGCCACAGCCACTTGCCCAGAGAACTTAGTTAGACCGCCAGAACAGGAGAAAAAATAATGGCTACTGTTGGATACAAACCCACCTCCCGCCTGACCGCAGAAGAAATTGAAGTCCGTGTCTGGGCTTTTGTCATTGTCGTGCTGGTCTCAATTCTGTTTGGGGCAATGTTTGCATTCCTGTACTCGGTGACCTACGTCACACAGCCAATGGTCAAAGACATGGCACCAATTGATAAGGTTTACACCCAGCAGATCAGCACCATCATGGTGTTCATCACTGGCGTCTTGGGTGGTGTGGCTGGGCGCTCAGGCATCAAGGCTGTTGCCAATGCTGTAGCCAAGGCTGAAGCAAACGACAACGATGAGCCACCAAAGCCATGAAAGACCTGTTGTCTGGATTGATCGCCCTGCTGCTGGTATTCGGTGGGGGTTATTGGTATGGCGGCTACAAAGAGAAGAAAGCCCAGCAGGTTGAGATCGACCGCCTGAACACCCAAGCCAAAGCCAAAGAAGAGGCGTTAACCAATGCCGTGAATACCACGGCTGACGTACTGAGGAAGACAAATGAAAAAGCCAAGACTGCTGCAAAAGAGCGTGATGCTGCTATTGATGCTGGCACTTTCAAGCTGCGGGTTCCTGTCAAAACGACCTGCCCCGTACCAGCCACCCCAGATACCGCCCTTGCCGCAGGAAGTGGTGCAGGAGAAACACGAACCGAGCTTGACCCAGCGTTTGGAAAAGCTCTTTTCGCAATAGCCGAAGAAGGTGACCGAGCCATCACAAAGCTCAACGCCTGCATCGCGCTGTACAACCAAGCCCGTGAATCACAGAAGGAAATCAAATGACTCAATTGACCGCCAACTTTAGCCTGCATGAACTGACCAAATCAGAGACCGCCCTGCGCATGGGCTTTGACAACACCCCCGGTGAAGCCGAGACTGAAAGCTTGCGCTTGCTGTGCGAAAAAGTCCTACAACCCGTGCGTGAGCACTACGGCAAAGGTGTGAAAGTCAACTCCGGCTACCGCAGCCCCGAGTCAAATGCCGCCGTTGGCGGTAGTAAGACGTCCGATCACTGCAAAGGTCAGGCTGCTGACATTGAAATCCCCGGCGTGCCCAACGCTGAACTGGCCCAGTGGATCATGGATAACCTGGAGTACACCCAGTTGATTCTTGAGTTCTACACCCCCGGCATTCCTGACAGCGGTTGGGTGCATGTTTCGTATGACCCCAACAACTTGAAAAAACAAGAGTTGACGGCAACCAAAGTCGCTGGTAAAACGACTTACCTACCTGGTCTTGTGGCTTAATAAGTCATACAATAAAGGTGTGTATAACCTAGGAGAACACAATGGCAATCAGTTTTGAACAATTCATGGAAGCAACCGGTGCAGAAATTTGTGCTGGCAACATCATCGTAGGTATCATGGGCGACCGCCGCAAGGTTGGCGAATTAGGTACTGACGGCGTCTTCAGCTTGACCGATGAGGGTAAGGCTATGGCTGACGAAATCCAAGAAAGCCCAGCCAAGAAAACTCGCAAAAAAGCTGACGCTGCTGTAGAAATTGCAGACGTTCCTGTATTTTCTGACACTGTCGAAATCAAGTAATACGTGAAGGGGCGGCCATGCCTGGAATTAAGTTAGAACAGTTCTCAGGGATTGCCCCCCGTATCGGCCCAACTGAGCTTGCGCCTAATCAAGCTCAGACGGCATCAAATGTTAAGCTTCAGTCGGGCGAGATTAGGCCTTGGCGAAAGCCTGTCGAATCCTACACCCTTGGGCAGTCAGGGGTCAAGACTATTTATCAGTTGGAAAAAACAACAACTGGCGATAAGGTTTGGCTTGAGTGGACAACTGAAGTTGACGTTGTTCCCAGCCCTGTGGTGGATACCACAGACTTCCGTATTTACTACACAGACGGTGTTGGGCCAAAGAAAACAAACTGGAACTTGGCTACCACCACTGATACGGGTACAAAACCTTTTCCAGATAACTACTATCAAATGGGTGTCCCAAACCCAACAACTGCCCCAACTCTTACAAAAGCTGGTGGCTCAGGAACAGTTCATGAGGATCGTGCGTATGTATATACATATATCAGCACTTTTGGATCAGTGCTTGAAGAATCAGGCCCAAGTCCTGCTGCGTCAATTTCAACTATTGAGCCAGATGCAACAGTTACAGTAAGTGCTTTTGCAACTGCACCAACAACGGCTGCTAAATACAACATTACAGCCATTCGGATTTATCGTGCCGTAACTGGGACAACATCTGTTACGTATTTGTACGTAGGTACTGTTTCAGTTAACCCAGCAACAGGAGCAGCCAGTGGGTCTTTTACCGATAATATAGCCGCTGCCAACCTTGGAACATCGCTTCCATCGCTTTACTACCTCCCACCCCCAGCTACCCTCAAGGGTTTGATTGCCATGCCAAACGGCATTGTGGCGGGGTTTGTAGATAACCAAGTCTGGTTCTGTGAGCCATACCTTCCTCATGCGTGGCCTTCAGGCTACATGATGACTGTGGGATACCCAATTGTTGGTATGGGTGTGTATGGTCAGACTCTTGTTGTGTGTACAACATACTCAACATACCTCATCTCCGGCTCAGTTCCCGGTGCAATGACCCAAGAAAAACTCAGTATTTTTGAGCCTTGTGTGTCAAAGAAGTCAATTGCCAGCGATCAATATGGCGTGGTGTACGCCAGCCCTAACGGGATTGTGTCTATTTCCCCCGGTAATGCCGATGTGGTTACCCGTGCTTTGTTCACTCGAGATGAGTGGCAAACATACCTTCCGACCACCATGGTGGGCGCTATATATCAAAACATGTATATTGCTTTCTATGAGTCAGGTAATACCAAGGCTGCGCTTGTACTTACCCGTGGAGATAGCCCGCCGCTGGTTACGCTGGATACTCCAGCCGTTGCCATTTTCCTTGAGCGCACCACGGCAAACGTGTATACAGTCAATGGCACAGACAACAAAATCTACCAGCTTGACGCAGATACCGTAAACAATCTGTTCTTCGAGTGGAAGTCTAAAAAGTTTGTAATGACTGAACCCACCAACTTTGCAGCCATAAAACTGCAAGCTGACTGGATATATATCAGTGATACCACAGCCTATAACGAATATGTAGCGGAAATTGTTGCCGCCAACCAAGCAATATGGACTGCTGGAACGCCTCTTCAAAGCCAAGTGGCTAGGCAAGTTGTCAACACGATAGCAGTAAACGGCAGCATCATGACCGATATCCCAACAGCCGCAGAAGTGCGAAATGTGCAGGTTATCGTGAACGCCGACAACGCACAGGTGTTTTCCTCTGGCGTTACCAGCCAAGAGCCGGTACGTATGCCAGCTTCAAACAAGAATTACGTGTATGAGGTCAAACTTACAGGTAATGCACCCATCCGTCAGTTCCGCATGGCTACCTCTATTGGTGAACTCAAGCAGTCATGAAAAAGCCATCCATCCCCGGAACAGCCAGTCTGCCGTCGCAATTGGCTCAAATTATTGAGCCAATCAAAGCCAATGTGGAATTGATTACGGGGGCACGACCAGGGTCGGCTTCTCTGACAACTTTGGGGTCTGATGCCTCGTTATCAGATGTGATCACCAAAGTCAATCAAATACTTTCCAGAATCAACCAAAGTGGGTAAGATACGCCCCTATGAAATCAGTCATCTATGGCCAGGATCAACGTGTATTGAAATGGGTCGGAGAACGGATTGATGAAGAAGAATTTTCCCCCGGTGCCATAGGCATAGGGCTTGAAGAAGATGGTGAGTTAATTGCAGGAGTTGTTTTCAGCATGTACACCAAGGCCTCCATATGTATGCACGTAGCGGCTATACCGGGAAAACGGTGGATGACCAAGGAGTACTTGTGGCGTGTATTTGCCTACCCGTTTATCCAACTCAACTGTAATCGTGTAACTGGTTTGGTGCGTGAAGACAACATTGTTGCTCAAAAGTTTGATGAGCACATTGGTTTCAAGCGTGAAGGTCTTATCCGTAAGGGAGCGACCGATGGGACAAATTTTATTTTATACGGTATGTTGAAAGAAGAATGCCGCTGGCTGGGAGTTAAAGTATGAGACTCAATGAATTTGAGATGTTGCCAATAAATGCTTTCCGTCCTCGATACGGAAAGTTTGGCCCTATGACCCTTGAAGGCGGTAAAGACAGTGGTGGCGCACCTGCCGCTGACCCCAATATTGGTATCGCCCAACGTGAATTATCCAAGTTGGCTACAGAACAGTGGGAAACATTTAAAACCACTATTTATCCTGACCTGAAAAAAGCAGCAGAAACACAAGAGGCTCGAGTTCAGGGTCAGTACGAGACAACTAAAAAAATCTCTGAACAACAGTACCAACAAGGTAAGGAAGCCTACAAACGATACAAAGAAGGCGCAATTCCTGCCATGGAAAAACTTAAATCCGATGCAGATTTGTATAACACTGAGGCTTACCAAGAAAAATTAGCATCAGCTGCTGCGTCTGATATCGAACAAGCTGCTCAAGTTCAACGTGATCAAATGGCCATGCGCCAACGTGCGTATGGTATTGATCCAACATCTGGTGTGGCACAAGGTCAAGCAAATGCAAACGCTGTAATGCAAGCTGCTGCATCAGCTGCTGCGGCAAATCAAACACGTGAAGCCGCCAAACAAATTGGTTTGCAGAAACAAGCTAACGTGTACAACATGTATGCAGGCTTACCAGCTCAAGCAAATCAATCTACAGCCTTGGGTTTAAATGCTTCAGGGCAAGGTGTTAACGCTGGCCAATCAACTTTTTCTAATCAATTGGGTATAAGTGGCGCTCAAAACGCTGCTATGGGCACTGCCATGTCAGGCTGGGGTCAGGTTGGCACATTGGGTGTTCAGAAATATCAAGCTGATGTCGGTGCGTACAACGCTCAACAAGCCAATGAAGGCGCTATGTGGGGCGGCCTTGGAAACGCAATTGGCTCAGGTGCTGCGCTTTATATGAAATCCCAAGGTAAATTGGCGTAAAGGATAACTGTCATGGCATTTAATTTAGGACGTTTTGCATCTGGTGTAGCCCAAGGTGGGTTAAACACCTACATGACTTTGTCAGAAATTGAGCAGAAGCAAAAAGAACTTGCTCTGCGTGAAGAAGCCGCTGAACGTGAAAAAACTGAGTATGAGCGAAAGCTTGCAGTAGATCGAATTCTAAAAGAAGCATCTGCACCTGAGGCCACTGTTGGCACAGGTCAGTCTATGTCTAGCGTTGCAGGTGCGCTTCCTATTGCCGCCAAAGGTGGACAGTACGATACAGAGCAATACCGTCAAGCGTTTACTGATGCGTTGTCAAAGATGACGCCAGAGCAACAGCAAGCAACATTGCGGCAGTATGCTTCTGCCACACCAGAGGGGGTTGGCGGTGCGCCAGCCAGAGAAGGTGGCATGGGCGGAGTTTCTACGCCAGCAAGAAGCGCCATTGATTTGGGCAAAGCCGTTACCTACAAAGGTGAAGATGGTCAGACCTATGTAACCGATCAAGCACGTACACGCTCGCAAGAAGAAGTTGGCAATCGGTTTGTGGAACTGGCAGGTAAGTCAGGTAGTTCTTTGGCCATGGAAAAAGCCATGGACTTCCAAGCTAAACAAGCACAAGCTGCTGCAAGCAAACAAGCATTGGAACTTGGTTCAAAACAATTGGTCTTGGCTGATATGAGCATAACTGCTGCCAAGCGTGAAGAAAATTATAGAAAAAATCTTGATCTTTACACAGACAAACTTAATGAAGCCCATCAAATTTTAGAAACACTACCGAATGTCGGTTTAAAAGAAGCTCCAGCTTTGGTTAATGGACAGCTAAAAGATTATGGTCTTACAGCAAAATACATTGAGCCAACTGGTGATGCTGCTAAAAAGCAAGCCATTGGTGGTGTACAAATGGGTACGGTTGAAGTCCGAGACTCTAAAGGTAAAGTTGTTGGTAACTTCAATTCAGTGGCTGACATTCAAAGTGCTTTGAACGGCCAAGTAGAACAGTTTCAGAAAAAGGTTGCTGGTGATTTAGTTCAGATGTTATCCAATCCATCAGACCGCCTTAAATTCATGAATGAGGCTCAAACCTTATTAAATGAAAAATCCAAAATTAGCATAATGGGTCGTCAAGCTGACACTGCTGAGAAAAATGCACAAACTGGTGCAGACGAACTTAAAGCAAAAATGGATGCTGGTTTGTTTGGTGCGCAAGCTGCACAAGCTAGAGGTGCAGCCAATGCTTCTAATGCACATGCTACTTTGTACGGCAACATGGCGACGCTGTCGAAATCAAACGCCGAAGCTGGTAAGGTGATGAAACCTTACATAGATGAGTTTGCCAAGCTGTCACCAGAAGATCAGGCTGGAGCAAAAGGTCAATCCGTTCTATTGGAAGCTGCTACTGCGGCTGCTAAGAAAACTGGAGATGTCACAGGTATTCTCAATGCGCTGACCAAAGAAAAAGCTGTGGACATAAAAGCAAGTCATGCCGCAGCTTGGCAAGAAATTGAAAAACAGTTGTACAAAGATCAAGCACCTCCAGCCACAATTGCTGCTGCTAGGGCTCAGTTTTTTGCTGACCGTGGTTATGCGCCTCCTGCTGCCGTGGCAGCTCTGCAAGCCGGTAGAACCAATAAAGGTGAAAAAATGACTGAGGCTGATGTTGATTCTTTCAACGCCCAGTTCCCACAAAGCAAGGTGGACAAATCCACTTTGAAGTGGTTAACTCCAACGGAC